AGCGCAAATAAAAGACTAAATTTATATAAATACAATATGAACAGAAATATCTGTTCAAATTAACAATACGGCTAAGACCCGGCAAAGGACACAATGACCGATACAAACATTGGCGACACAGAAGGCACTGATACTTCTCTAAATGATAATCAGGCAACCGTAAAAACTTATACGCAAAAAGAAGTTGATGATATGATGGCAAAAACTAAAAGTGCTGTTATTAAAAAGATTTCTAGCAAGTATGAAGAACTTGGAGATCCAGATGAGTTAAAGACTATTGTCACTAACTACCAAAAGGTTCAACAGGAGCAACAACTTAAACGCGGCGAGTTTGATAAAGTTATCCAAGAATTAGCGGCCAAGAAGGACGCAGAAATTCAAAAGAGGGATAGAGTAATAGAAAGTTTCAAAGTTGAGACTCCTATTGTAGATGCGGCAGCTCGTTATCGTGCTGTTAATCCGGAACAAGTTAAAGCGTTGATTCGTAATCAAGTTAGACTTAGTCCGGATGGTGAAGTTGAAGTATTAGATGAAAAAGGTGTTGTTCGCTATGATGACAGCGGTAAACCCGTAAGTGTGGATAGTTTTGTCCAGTCATGGCTGCAAAGCAATCCGCATTTTGTGTCGGCAGCACCTGCCACAACTAATACACGAAGTAATGTCACTGGCAATACTACAAGCAAAGTTGATATTAGTAAACTTAATATGTCTAATCCCGAGCACAGAAAAATATATGCGGATTATAGAAAAAAATCCGGTATAGCCTAAAATTCATTTAAGGAGAATTATATTATGGCAAACGAAACAACATCAGGGACATTAGCAACCCTATTACCCGAGATCGTTCAAGAAGCGATGTTCGTATTTAATGAGCGATCTATTATGCGCGGTTTGGTAAAAAATTACACTCTATCTGCGGGCCAGGGAAAAACGGTAAATGTTCCATTTTATCCTACACAAACAGCAGCCGCAGTAGCTGAAGGCAGCGAAGTTCCTAATGTAGCAGTTACAACAACAGAAGCAACATTAACAATCGCTCCTGTTGCTATTCGCACATTGCTAACTGACTTAGCTCGTGCTTCAGCAACAAGTAATGTTGTAGCAGACTTGGGAAGATTGTTCGGCGAGGCTGTAGCCCGAAAAATTGACACTGACTTAACAGCATTGTTCGCAGGTTTTGCGGCAGGTTATGGCAACTATACAGCAGTTATTACAGCAGAAGACATCTTCAAAGCGGTAGCTACATTAAAAGCCAGTGCTGTTCCAACAGAAGGTATGGTCTGCGTATTACATCCTGAAATCGCATTCAGCTTGAAGAAAGAATTGACAACAGCAGGTGCTGTTGCATTCACATCAGGCGCATACAGCGAAGTTTCTAACGAAGCAATGCGTATGGGCTATGTTGGACAATTAGCTGGTATCCCAATCTATGAAACAAGCAACATTGACGCTGTTACAAACCCAGGTGATTTCCCAGGTGCTGTATTCCACCGTGATGCTCTAGGCTTTGGTCTAATTGGTGACATCCAGATTGAAACACAGCGTCGCGCAGCCTTCTTAGGTGAAGACATCGTATGTTCAGCATACTATGGCGTTGGTGAACTACAAGACGGTTACGGTCGTCACTTGAAGTTTGACAGCGCACTTTCTTAATTGCTAAATTAATCTAAAGGACTATCACAATGAGCAACCCAAATTTTGTATACAGTGGCGCAACGTTTCTGCGTTTCGCTACCTTTGCCGAACTACAGGCTCGTGATAGTCGTGTATTTGAAGCAAATGAAGATCTTACACAAGCAGAAATTGAAAACTTTCTAAACATGGCCAGTCAGCGTATTCTAACACAGATTAGAAACTCCAGCTGGTGGAGAGAATATCAGCGTAAGTTGGCAGACATCATTGATCCAAACCTACTACCTGTTGTTGATCCAGATTATATCTTAGCAAGGACTCAGGAATTCAAGGATTTGAATATATATTTGGCATTGCACGAATATACATATCCTACGATTGCTGACTTTGGCAACCCTGATAGCGCAGAGATCGCAAAGATCAAGTTCTATAAGGACAGTTATAATGTATTGTTTGACGAAGTGTTAGAGGCCGGCGATTGGTATGACTTCAGCGAAAACGCAACAATTGAAACTGCAGACAAGATGGCTGCTTTTGTAAATAGAGTTCGTGTAAGATGAGAACGCAATTATTAACTTATTTGACAGCACAACTAACTGCGTCTATCAAGACCAGTCAGGAACTGCCGTTTGAAGAAGGAACTAATGCGCTGTATCTTAAGAATGCTCGTAGAGTATACTTGGATGAACCCTATACAGAACAAGACACGCTATTTCCTACACTAGGAAGTTTACAGATCAATCAACGAACTACTATCGTAAGATGGTATCTCTCAGTTGACGCAAAGCAACGAAATACAGATTTAGATTCAGCATTGACAATCTTAGGTAGTGCTAAAGATATCACTACCATCACAGGCGTATATACACGCTTGTTTGACTATACAGTCACCATAGACAACGATAGAGTCGTCTATGAGGGCGAGTATAGATTCGCAAATTTAGCATAAGGAAAACATAATATGGCATACATATTCCCAGCACCAGGCGTAGCAGGCGTTCAAGCAACTCTCACTTTGAGTCTTGTTGGCGACTTACTTGACCTAATTGTGCCGGCCATGCAAGACATCACAGTTAATAACTCAAATGATGTTTTTACATGGACTCAACTGGATTCAGGTAGTAAATTAAATGTTGCAACTACAGCAACCAACGGACTAGACTTAAACGTTGTTCTAGATCAAACAGTATTCTTTGGCACAGGCGCAGGCGCAAATGTGGCAATTAACAAGGGTATTTTTGGTCTAAGCAAAGATAAAACTTTAACAAATTTTAGTTTATATCTAGGCGACACAAGCACAGGCAGCGCAGGCAAAACCATTAGTGGTCAGGCCTATATCACTGGCTTGGCTCCAACCGTTAGTGCAGATGCTCCTGTTTGGGTATCACCTGTAACATTAACTGTTACTGGCGACTACACAGTAGTATAATTCTTTAACGAGAATAACATCAAGCACCTCAGGGTGCTTTTTGTTTGGCTGAAATAATGTATAAATAACAAGTAGGAGATATTATGATATTTGACGATAAAACAGATAGTGAGATATTTCGCAGTATAGAAGCAGAAGTTGCTAAAGCACTCAGCGAATTAAGATGTGCCAAGAGAGACTTGGAACAAGCAGAAGTTAGAATGAAATTTGCATTAGCAACTATTCATTACCTAAAACAAAGATATGAGGATATGAAATGAAATTAACACAACTGGCAAGTAAGCCACAACTAATTAAAATTACTTTAGACACACCAGAGATCAAAGAAAAGTATGGTGATGAGTTAGAGTTTTGGATCATGGATCGTCAGCCCATTGAACAGTTTATCAAAATGGCTACTCTGGGTGCAGACAACTATGGTGAAATGATTAAGATGGTCAATGGCCTAGTGCTTGATGAGTCAGGACAACCCGCAGTTAAAGATGGTGAAGCATTACCCAATGATGTAATGATGACAGTTATAGGAGCGGTGGTAGAACGCTTGGGAAAGTAACACAGGAAGAGATTCCAGAACACAGCATAGAACTCAGTATGATTATGTTAATAGATACATTAAGCGAACGATACGGAATACTTCCCAGTGAAGTTATGACCCGTGCCAATACCTTTGATGTATTTATTGCTGATACTGCCATAGGATATAGAAACGCTGTGCAAGAGCGAGCAATGAATGGCGATAAAAAGCCCACACCTAAATTAAGTGAGAAGACTATGTTGGCTGCCATGGAGAGAGTCCGTGCCAAAAGTTAATTTAACACAGTTCAATAAGCAGATGTCTAAAGCATTAAACGCATTAGATGACTTGCCTGAGTTTGCTGAACGAACTATGAAGTCTAAGACTCCTATAGCAAGAGTAAATGGTGGTAATGCCCGTAGAAATACTAACTTACAGGGCAATACCGTTACAGCAAATTATCCTTACGCACAACGTTTAGAAGATAACTGGAGTCCGCAGACTAATGGTCAAGGTATCATTGCTCCAACAGAACAAGCAATCCAAAAAGAAGTGGATCGCAGATTAAAAGGAATCTAACATGGCCAGTAATATTAGTGTAGCGATTACAGTAGATAACAAACAGTATATTGCAGGTATCAATGCTGCCGACAATGCTACTAAAAAGTTTGGACAAAATGCCAGTAAAAGTATTAACGATGTTAATTTAGTCAGCAACAATTTAATATCTAGAATTGGCGGATTGAAAACAGCGTTGGCAGGCTTAGTCAGTGCCACAGCAATTCAAAGTGCCAACAATTTTGCTAATGCTATTAAAGACATCAGTGTTACCACTGATCTAAGTATTGAAAGTGTATTAGGTCTAAGCCGTGCATTTGAATTAAATGGAGGCACAGCAGAAGGAGCACAGAATGCAATATTAAAATTTGCTGATACTATTGCACAAGCTCGTAATGGTAATGATGCGGCAATGAAATCATTTAAAGAAGTTGGCATATCAGTTAATGATCTAAATAAAAACGGCATTGAAGAACTTGCAAAAAGAAGTATTGCAGGCATTGCTGGTTTAAGTAGTGCTACAGCACAAATTAGAACACAAACTGATCTATTTGGTAAAACTGCTAGAAGCGTAAGTTTTGGAGGTGTGCAACAAACACAACAAGGTCAAGTTATCAGTCCAGAATCGGTTGCGGCATTGAAGTCAGGTGCTGATGCCAGCGAGAATATGAAAAAACAATTCAGCCAACTCACTGAAGCATTACTTAGAGTTGCTCAACCATTAAATGATATTGTTAAAAGTATTAATGTTAGTGTAAGTGCTTTTGAAAGTTTAATCAGAGCAATATTAGCCGCAGTGGCAGCATTTGCTTTATTCAAAGGTATTGGACTTATCAACGGACTGTTAGGTGGTTTAAGTGCCGCCGCTACAGCAACAGGTGGTGTTCTTGCTTTCTTTGCCAAACAATTCGTAATTATTGCTGGCAGTATAAAATATTTTATTCTTAACTTAGGTCGTGCCATTGGATTATTGCCCACAGCATTCGGTGGATTGACCAGTGTAGGATTTGCATTAGGAGCATTGGCCAAAGGCTTTTTACGCTTTGCTGGTGTTGCAGGTATCATCTATACTGTAATACAAGCTATTGAATTTTTAAGCAAACTTATATTTAATTTTAGTCCCTTGGACTTTATAATTAATCAGTTTGACAAATTAGCCGATGTTGCTAAAAAATTCTTTAATATTAAACCAGACGCACCTAATCAAAGTGATGCTGAAACAAAGCGACTGTCTGGACAAAACGCAATGTTGGTGCAATTAGAAAAAGATAAGAAAGCCAAAGAAGAAGCAGACGCAGCCACAAAAGCCTATCAAGAAAGATTAGGCAAACTTGCCAGTGAAATTCGTAAGGTCAGTGATAATCTTGCTTTTAACAATGATCAACAACTTGAGTCTCTGGCATTAGACACACGATTGATTGGTAAGAAAGAAGATGAAATTGAATTAGCTAGAGCGTTGTCCGATGTATATAAAAAAGAAAAAGACACAATAAAAGATCTATTAGAAACTCGCAGACAATATGCTCAAGGCACAGAAGATCAAAAGGCTGCCATTGGTTTTATTGATAAAGAAATTGCTAAAGTTAAAGAACTTACCTCAACACAGGCAAAAAATATTGGAGAATATATAGAACGCTTGCAAACTGCTAGAATGTTAGAAAAGAATCGCCAGCAAGAACTTAAAAATATTATTGACTTAATGGAAGAAATGTCTAAGGCACAGGAAGAAATAGCCGGCTTTCAAAGCCAACAAGGTGCCGCAAAGGTGCAAGCCTTTGAACAACTAGATGCACAGAAACAATCATTTGATTTACTAATGCGTCGTGAAGAACTTGAGCGTGGCATTCTAAATCTGCGTGAGCAAGATAAAACAGCGGCTACACAATTATTTGATTTAGAAAATGAACGCAAAAAACAATTAGAAGAAATACAAAAGATACAAAATCTACCATTTGAAGGTGTTGGTGGTATGAAACAGCGTATGGAAGAAATCAATAAGTTATACGATGACAGATTGGCTAGAATACAAGAAACACAGGCACGAACCACAGAAGAACAAAACAGCTTTAGTTTTGGATGGGCACAGGCCACAGAAAAGTATCGCAACAGTATTACTACCAATGCTGAATATGCTGGCAAAACCATGCAGAACTTTACCAAAGGCATTGAAGATGTGTTCGTTAAGTTCGTGCAAACAGGTAAGTTAAGTTTCAAAGACTTGGCTAATAGTATGATTGCTGACTTTGCTAGAATACAAGCACAGAAAGCACTGACAGGATTATTTGGTGGTGGTGATATATTAGGCGGCATAGGTAAGATATTTGGATTTGCCAATGGCGGTATG